GAGGTTTGTCGTCCAGCTCGTGGGGATGTTGGTGCCGTATAGCACCGCCTGCGTGATCGCCTTGGAGAAGGCGGCCTCCAGGGCTGGCTGCGCCTCGCCCCAGATGTCATAGTCCGCATCATCGAGCACGGCTTGCGGGATCGGGATGATCGCCGCAATCTCCTCGGCGTCGATGTACTTGTTCTCCCAGGAGAGTTCCGTGGTCTGCTTCAGCCCGGTATCACCGTCCACGAAATACGCAATCGCCAGGGCATCTGCCACCGGGATGCGTCGTTGTGCCCGGCTCAGGTTCGGCAGCGCCCGCGCGAGCTGAAACAGCCAGAAGTTGTCTCGCAGCCCGAGCACGATGGCCTGGGCGGCATCCTCAGGGATGAGCGCTGCTGCCTCATCCCGGTCCGTCAAGCTGTTGACTGGCACCATCAATGCGATCAGCACCAGCACTCCCAGCAGCATCAGAAGCCACATCCGAAATCACCTCGCACTTTCTTGCCGTATGGAGGGGCCGCTCGAAGCTCGCCCGCAGGGCGGGCTGAGGCCGGCCCATGTCGTTGGTGTTGTCGTTCCCTATTGCCCATTGCCTATTGCCCATTGCCTGCCGTCAGCCCCGCCCTGCCGCCCTCCGTATCGCCCTGTTCATATCCTTGCCCGTCTGCGGCTTGGATTGCCCGCCCGGTCGTCCGGCTACGCCCAGTGAGGTGCTGGTTCCGCCCTGTTCCTCGTCACGCTCTTTTTGCACCCGCGCGAGCACCTGATCCGGGGTCTCGTCGTCCCCGGCCTCTTCGAGCTGCTGGTGCAGATAGCTGCGCCACGCCCGATCGAGATCGCCGGCGTTGGCCGCGATCCACTCCGCGCGCTCCTGGCGCGCCTCAACTGCCGCGACTCTCTTAGTGAGCGCATCGCGCTCCGCCTGTGTTGCGGCCAGGTCCGTCTTGGCCTTTTCCAGCTCGCTCATCTGCTCGCGGTCGGCGGCGGTCTTCTGCTCGCGCTCCCACTCCGCTTTCGCCTCGCCGATGCGCTTGTCCAGGATGCCCTTGTATTTCTGGTCGATGCGGTCGCCCTCTTTGCGCAGGAGCTCCTGGACCTGGGCGGCGGTCATCCCATCCTGGACGGTCAGGGTCTGATCGCCACTTTTGTCGTCGTCCGTCGTTCCGCCCTTGTCATCGTCTCCGCCGTCGCCGCCGTTATCGTCGGCCATCAACGCTATCGCTACCAGCACTCCCAGCCCTATCAACGCCCATACGCTCATCTCTCACGCCCTCCTATTTTTCTGCCCTATGGAGCGATCGGTTGCCACACCGGCCCACGGCCTTATGCGACTCTCTCCTCCTCCAGCGCGTACTTCTCGATGTATGGCATCGGCCGATGCGCGCAGTTCGGATGAAACAGCCCTGCCGCCCGCGCCTCATCCACGCTCGGGTAATCATCGCTGCTGCCCGAGAGGCTCAGCACCTTCCCCTCCCAGGGGATGCACAGCGGGCAGGCCCCCGCGTGGCTGGTGATCTTGACCAGGTCCTCGCCCACCTCCGCCATGCGGTTCTCGGTGCCCAGGTTGGTCGCTTCCATGCTGGTCGTCCGCGCGTGCATCTCGGCGTAGGTCCCCAGGTTCCAGGTCTTTCCCCCCGCATCGGTAAAGCTGCTGATCCCGTTCTCTGTCAGCTCGTCGAGCAGCCGCTGCGTCGCCTGCTTCCGCGTTTGTCCGAGCGCCGTCGCCCGCTGGAGCGCGTTGAGGCCGGCATGCCGAAAGAGATCATCAACTCGCCGCCCGACCATCACGCGCACTTCGGCCAGGTTCATTGCCAGGTTCTCGCCGATCATCTCGATACTCTGGGTATGGAGGGCGGCGAACTCTTCCATGGGCAGTTGCTTCCCAGCCGCTTGCAGGGCGGTATCCGCCTCACTCAGGCTCTCGCGGTAGATCGCGCCCACGTGGGTCTCGCGCCAGGTCTCTGTGACCTCGCCCAGCTCCACCAGCGTGTCTTCGATGGCGGCGAGCTGCTGGGCGGCGCGCGCCCGCTGCCAGTCGGTCAGGTTGGCGGCCAGCAGCCGCCGCGTGATCTCGGCCTCCGCTTCCCGGTAGGCCCCGGCCAGCTGCTGCGCGATCAGTTCGAGTTGCGCCCTGCTGTAAGCCATCATCATCATCCATCGCGTAGCTTGGGCTTCCAGCCCGAGAACGCCGTTACTCGCCACTCGCCACTGTCGTCTCTGCCGTTACTGGCTCAATCCCCGCCCCCAGCCCGATGCGCGTCGCGCTTGCCCCACGCTCGCCCTGTATCTCCTCCAGCTCCTCCTCCACCCGCTCCTCGCTCCACTGCGGATGCAGGCTCTGGATGGCGGTCCGCCGGCTGAGCAGTTGGCTCTGCACCTCGATGCTGGTGCCCTCGATCTCCTCCACCGGATCTGTGGGCAGGCCGTCTGCCCACTCGATGTTGATCTCCTGGGGTTCAAGTGCCGGTGCCCCCCGATCCAGTTTACTGGCGATGGACATGGCTCGCGCCAGCGCCTCGCCGTAGACGATCTGCCGCATCTCGACGGCATCGGCGGTGCGATGCTGGCGCATGCGCAGGGCCCGCCCGCTCTCGGCGCCCCCCTGCTGGTCCATCTGAAACGATTCGGGCGAGAGGCCGGCGGTCAGGACGATATGCTGGATGAGGCGGACGATCTGCTGGTTGACTGCGAGCAGCTGCCCGTCCCAGACCAGGTAGCCCGGCTCGGGCTCGCCCGGGTTGACGTTCACATAGCGGTTGCGGTTATCAATGACGCCCTTCTCATTGAGCAGGGAGGGCGGCCCGTACATGAACGGGTCCGCATGCTTATCGAGGATCTCCGCCTCCTGGGTCACGCGGTTATTCAGCTCGCCCTGGAGCCCGATGATGTCGGCGTAATCGGAGCGCCCATAGATCCCGCCCTCGTCATCCCCTCCGAGCGCGATGGGGACGATAAGTATCTCATCGATTCCGGTGGCTTGCGCATCCGGCCATCCCGCCAGCTCATCCAGGGTGTCCAGCTCAACCCGATCATCCTCCGGATCGTAGCTGTATGCGCCCGAGCTGCCGGCGCTGCGCAGCTCGTAGAGTGCCCACTCGATGAGTCCCGGCGTGTGGATCTCCTGGAAGAGGTAGGCTTGCTTCTCCCGCCAGCGCAGGTAGCCGATCGTGGCCTCGGTGATCGTGTCCGTGTCGTCGGGGTCCGTGGTCAGGAAGAGATATGAGGGCGAGATCGCGGTGATCGTGGTGCCCCGCCGTTTGTCACCTCGGACCTTGAGCGCGCCGTCGCCCCGGTATGAGGTCCCCGTGGCGAGCCGGATCAGCAGGCTGTGCAGGTTCGAGCGCGTGATCAGCCCGTCAATCCAGTCGGCGACCGGGTCCACCTCGTGCTCCGCGCCCTCGCCATTGCCGTTGCCGTTCGCCGTTCCCCCTTGCCCTTTGCCCTTTGCCCCTTGCCCGCCGTTGTCCCCTTTGCCCTTTGCCCTTTGCCCTTTGCCCGCCGTTATCTTGGGCATGTTGCCAAACAGCCGGTCCACCATGAGATCCGTGATCTCTCCGGCCATGTTCACCGTGACGTATGGCCGCTCGTCGTCGTAGCTGTAGCCGCCGTCGGTGACGTAGACGGTCTCATGCTCGCCGCGGTGGAGGTTCCGGTAGGTCTGGTAGTCGGCCAGCCGTTGTTCATCTTCCGGCGGCGGCCAGCGCCTACGCTCACCGCCCGGCGCACTCCAGGCGTTGACCACGCGCTGGGCCGCGCCGGCCACGCCGCTCTTGACCCGATTGACCGTCCCCTGGAAGTTGAGCATCAGAGGCCTCGCGGTTTCTCGGCAAAGCGGCTGATGATGATCGTGCCCGTCTCACAGCTCTCGATCGCCCAGATCAGGCTGTCGGGGTAATCGTCGTGCGGCTTGCCCTCGAACTTGGGCTGGGCGCTGGTGGTGTCCACCATGACGTCCAGCAACTCCTTGCGGAGTTGTTTGCACTCGCGCGGGAAGACGAGCTGCCGGCTGGCCACGAGCTGGTAGAGGCCGTTATACATGCGGACCTTGGCGGGCTGGGTCATGCGCCGCATGACCGCGCCCGGCACGCGGCTGCTCAGGTCCGCGCATTGGAATTCCTCGAGGATGGGCTGGCGCACGCCGAAGAGCTGGCGGCTTTTGCCCGCGACCGCGTGGACTTCGGCCTCAGTCCCGCTGGGCAGCAGATCGCTTTGCAGCACGATGAATCTACCATCGCGCGTTTCGCCCACTGCATGCCACACGCTGTTATCGCCGGCGCCCTGCCGCAGCCACGCCATGGCCCTATCGAGCCCCGCCCCCACGCGCACGATGTCAAACTCCGTGCGCAGGTTCAGGAACTCCTCGCGGGTGCGCGGCAGCTTGTAGCGACCGACGCACGCGTCCACTTCCTTCGGGTCGAAGAGCCGCTGCCCACGCGCGCCCCAGGCGTTGCCCCACAGCCGATCCCACACCGGCCGCGGCTTCGTCTTCCGATCCAGGGCGCTGAGCCGTTTCGCCCAGGGCGTGGCCACCTCGGTGCGATAGTCCACGTAGACCTCGGGCTCGCCCCGCGCCTGGTAGTAGCGGTAGACCGGGTTATCGTCGGTGGGTGGGCCGGCCTGGGAGCTGATGATGATCTGCGCGTTGTCCGCCTCACACTGCGCGCTCAGGTAGTCATACACGCCGGGGTCCTTGGCCGCGTGCGTCTCATCCGAGAGCAGCAGCGACCAGACCCCGATGCCGATGCCCTGCACCGTGGTGATGTTACAGGGCAGGACGCGGATGGAGCTGTTCCACTGCGGGACCCTGATGGCCAGGGGGATGTTGGTGCGGCTCTTTTGCATCTCGGGCTGCATGGCCTGGAGCGCGGGCGAGAGCTTCGCGATGTCATCGATCGCGCCCATGATATTATTGCCGCCCTGCTCCTCCGAGTTCGCGAGGATGTAGCTCTCCGTCTCCCGCATACAGAAGAGCCGGTGGGCCCCGATTCCGGCGGCAATCTCACTCTTCCCCTCCCGCTTCGGCCATGAGGCGACGACGACTTTGTGCATCAGATTGCCGAACGGATCGCGCTTATCGGCCTGGCGGATGAACTCCCGCTGGTGGGGGAAGAGGCGGATGGGCCCGATCTCTCCGGAGGGGTGTCTGATGCAGCAGGCCTCTTCGAGGAAGCCGGCGACATCGCCCCGCCACCGGAGCAGGTGTTCC